GGTGACCCCACATTACTGACCCCATTAAATGTAGAGATGAGATGGAGAATGGACTCACAGTCCATGTCCTGGGCCATATCGTTTAGTCTTCTCCAAATCTCATCCTGGTATTTTTCATAAAATGCAGACGTGTCTGCGTAGTAAATCAACTCACTAATGGTGCCACCGGAGCATCCGTGCTGCGCCGCATCTTTGATGGTGCTTCTCTCCTGGGTATCTAGCAGCCAGTCTAGAATGGAGTCTTGTTTAAATTCAACTGGCATCTGGTTTCTCCCAGGTCCACGCACCAATCTCATGGGGTAACCAGCCATATTTATTTAACAACAAATGGATAATAAAATCGTAATTATATTCTTTCATCTTCGCCTCCTTGTGTGCGCCCTGCTACTACCTGCCATATACCAAATGGGTTCTTCACAGGGCTAGAGATGCCGACCATTACTACGAGACATTGGCTACCTCTTACATTTGTAAGTGGACCTCGCACCATTTGCACAACCACCTCATGTATTATATATAGTCCTAATTAGTTAGGATGTCAAGTCCTTTTGTAAATTTTTTTTCGCTGTCCACCTGCTGAGCCGGGCTGCGCCAACACTCATCATAGGCATAATCATATGGATGGGTGGGTAATGGAGAATGGAGAAAGGTTGGTGCACCATCGCTGATGCACCGAGTTCATGTGTTTGGCTAACATGAATAAAGAAGGAATATCTACGCACTACCATCTTCGCACGCTGGTGTCAACCCAGAAACGCTGCCTGGAGAAGACAGCTCCTGCCACTCTAGTAATGGAGATTGGGATGGGGCTCGCTAATGGAGAACAATGGAGCTCGGTGAGTCACCAGGAGACCAGGATGCCAGCAGTGCGAGCAACTGTTCCCAGTCTATCGACCGGGGCCGCTGGGGAATGGAGAGCAATGGAGGCACACGATCCACGGTATGCGGACTACGGACAATGGAACCTGAGAATAATTTAATGATCTTCGCACGAGGGTCTCTGGCAAGAACAAATACTGGTGCGCCCAACATAACATGGCGATTAATCCACGCTATTTGATGTGCTGAGAACTTAATTTTGTTATCCTTTATTATCTTCAGCTCTACCCAAAAACAACGACCATAAAACCCATGTAAATCAGGTATTCCTAAACCACTCGTAGCTTCTATTCTGGTCCATACAACACCCTTTGTATTTCTCTTCAATTGTGCCCAAAGATTACGCTCTTCTGCCATGCTGTACTACCTGGATCTCCTGACTCTCAACGTCAACATAAATGATATTGACACCGAGCTTTTGCTGTAATGGAGTTCGCAATCTGCTTATGTGATGACCTTTTCTCTTACCCGTCTTTCTTACTGACTTAGTTTTGACATCATAAAGATTGATCTTACCGTTCTTGTCAATCGTCACAAAATCAACACAACCCGTATCATGTAGTGTCTTGAATACTAGGTTCCCCATCTTCATCAGATGCACTATCGCCATCGCTTCCGACAGATTCCCCTTGTAATGTTTCCTGTTCAATAACTTCAAACTGCCCAGGAATGGATAGTTTTTTTCTAAGCTCAATTAATTTTTCCTCTACCTCTCCCACTGACATTTGATCGATAGTCCCGTGCATAATCTCCTTACGGTCAATATACAATCCAGCCACCATGCCTCGATACTTCTCGGCAGCAATAGCACCAGTGTAATTACCAGCAGCTTCCGCATTATCACGTAATTCTGCTAGTTTTTGTATGTGTGATTTATAGGAAATGGAGTATCTCCTGTTAAGTTCTGCACGCCGTCTTTCAAGTTCTTGGACAACATGGGGATAGTATTTTGGGTTTTGCAGCTTACTTGCAACAACTGGGGCTATCTTTTCACTATATCCAGCATCAATTGCACACTGTTTTGCACTCTGTTGGAGCCCTTTTTCAATAAAAATGTTGACAAATGCCATCTGTTTTGGGGTTAGTTCGAGTGTCTTCTTCATAAAAAAGCCTTATTTATCAACAAACTTTGTAAATGGAGACCAACATATTTACAACCGTTTAACAACTTATTTACAGAGATAAGCGTTGATATATATATATTTTTACTACTTTGTAAATATGTAAACCAATTTTCCGTTTTTCCGTCAAGTTTAGATTTAATTTCTGTAGAATAATATATATAGTGATTTACATGGGCTACAAACTTGTCAAGATTGATTGGCTTGATACTGTTGAACACCCGTCTGGTTGGTATCAGCCTGAAGATATTGATAAACTTGAAGAGGTGGCCTTGGTCCATAGTTATGGGTTAATCCTTAAAGAATCAGAAGAGTCTATTACTTTAATCGCTGACTTTATGCCTGTATCAAAAGAGTTTGGTCGGTCGACCACGATTCCACGAGGTATGATAAAGAATATTACACACATATCCACTGTAGAATAGCTATACCATGTAGCTAAATGGCTGTATTCCTTGACTTAAAAATGGATTCATAAATGGATTATAAGCTGCAGTAATTGGGTCAGGCTCTTGTTCCGGTACTCTATTACTTCTTGTAGGCATACGTCTTTGCGTATCAAATGATAATTGGTCAATTTCTCTTTGTTTCATAAAATCGCTTAATGCCATTTGATTGTATAAATCTCTATCATTCGCAATAACAGATGCAAATTGATTTAAACGATCACCTTCTAATCCTATGTTTTTACCGTAAGCCATACCTGCAGAGCCCATAGGACTACCACCGGCTAATTTATCAGCAATACTTGAAAATGGTCCTGCAGCAAGTTTATCTTCTAAAAATCCCATTAGACCACCACGATTGCTTGGTAATCTATCAAATGGAGTCATACCTTTTTGAAATTGAGATATAACATTTTGAGCGTTAAAGCCAAAAGCTTGAGGTCCTAAATTAAATATGCCTCCTCCAAATCTATCTAGAGCTTCGCCACCTACATCTCTTATATTACCTTGAAAACCACGTTGTGTTAAACCTGTTCTTAGTTTTATTATGTCTTGAGCATTCAACCCATACTTCTGCATAAAGGCTTGAGTCGCTGGATTTTGTGTAAATAAGAATGTGCCACTGCCAGCCGGTCCAGCTAGTTTTTTTAAGTCCTCAGCAAATGTAAAACCCTGAGCTCTTTCACGATTGCTTTGTTGTAAATCTTTAAATTGTTGTTCAGAAGATTTGTCGCCACGGCCACCAGTCCTGTCTTGTCGAAGTTGCTCTCGATCTTTTTGTTTTTGTTTCTTAGATCGAGTGTCTTTTCCAAATGCACCTCCGCCACCAACAAAACTTTGTATACCGTACATTTATTTTCTTTTAGGTCTTTTCTTAATTACACTAGGCGCAGGACCTTTCGTTGCTTTTCTTCGCATAATACGTCTTTTAGGTCTGTTATCTTTTTGAAATAAGTTTTTAACAGGTTTACCTTGTGAGTCTAAAACAGGTTTCTTACCGGGAGGAGATTTAGTGCCAACAAAAGGAATTGGTCCACCAATGTCTTCTAACTGTTTTGGTGTAATCATACCACCTTTTTTCTTACCCATCATCTTTTTTAATCTTCCTTGTGATCCTAGTTTTTTAGCTAATGCCATAAGTCCTGCTCCACCCATTCCAGTAGCAGAGCCCGTTACAGCTTTTCTCATACCTGGTGACATACCTTTACCTTTAATTTCTGCAGGTGTCTTAGCTTTAAGTGCCTTATCTCTAAGTCGCTTTCTCATTTGGTCCATAGCTTTAGCTTTTGTAGTTTTCTTACCTCTTACAGCAGTAGGTCTTTTTGCTTTCTTTCTACCCGGTGTTCCACCAGCAACTCTTCTTAATCTATCTCTCATTCCTCTTGTCATCTCTTCCTCCCGACCTTTCTTTTCTTTAACACTTTGCGTGTTTTGGCTATCTCTTTGATAGCATTGTTAATCATGCCCATGGGCACACCGGCAACAATACTTAAATACTGGCCTCTTTTGTTTGTGGTCATTTACCTCTACCTTTAGACATAGGCTGTAAAAAACTTTTTAATTTTTTCATCTTACCTGGTCTTTTGAGTGCAGCTTGTAATGCTTTTGCACCTTGTCTTTTAGCTTTACCCATCTTACGAATTAATCTTTTTCTGGGTGTTTGTCCTTTAGGCATGGTTATACTCCTTTGTCATTTACCTCTACCTTTAGAAATAGGTTTTCCACCAATTTTACTACCTAACTGTCTAAGTTTTTTTCGTCTGCCGTGTACTGTGATAGACGGTAAACCAAAACCAGATTTACCTTTTCGGTTCATAACTTCTATCATCTTTTTAGTTGTCTTAACTAGTTTTCTAATCTTAGGTGGCTTCCCCTTAGGCATAGTAATAATCCTTTGTCATACAAGGAACATAACAAAAATAAATGTCAAGAGCAAAGATTTATTGACAATTGAAAACAGCTTTTGATATGGT